CTCGTGATCGATTCCGCGCCATACTTCGGGCTCGACGCATCGCAATCACCATCAGGCGTTCCGCAGTTTGCGCTTGAGATGTTGAGCTCCACCAATTCCAGCGCGGGCCCGATTCACACCGCCATTGAGCGCAAGTGCCGCGAAATTGGGCGCGTGCTTGGCATCGAGGCGTTGCTCATGGGCGGCGGCGGTCAAGCACAAGCCAGCGTGTCGAAAGACAAGGTTTCGCAACTGCAAACCACCATGAACCAAATCAATCGCGACCTGGCGAGCACGTTTGACTCGGACGCAATCTCGCGCCTGTGGGAGATGAACGGCTTTCCCGTCGAGATGAAGCCAACGTCGAATCCCGACATGGTGAACCTGCGCGACGTCGAGGCGTTGGTGGCTATGGTGTCCGCGCTAGCAGGTGCTGCGTTCCGACCGGGCGATGCAGCCGAGAACGAACTGCGCGCCATGATTGGCGTGTCGAACGCGCCTGAAATTGACGTGAACTTGCCGCCGTTTCCTGCGGACTCAATCGACATCGACATGGAGGGCTAAATGGGCACGGTCACCATCGGCGCGAACACCTACAACATCTACGGCACGCAAGCCGAGGCTGTGGTCTACCTTGCCGCGTCGATCAAGGACGCACCGACCGCATGGCTTGCGGCATCACCGACGCGCCAAGCTGCGAGCCTCGTCGAAGTTGCGCGCATGCTTGACCGCCAAAGCTGGCAAGGCGCTATTGCGGTCGACGGGCAGGTGCTCGCGTGGCCACGACAGAACGTCACGATTGACGGCGCGGTTATTAGCTCGGCGACGATTCCCGCACCGGTGCTGTTGGCCAGCTATGAACTCGCAGCGGCGGCACTCGCGGACCCGTCAATCATCGACAAGGCCGACGAGTCGCAAAACATTTCCAGCCTGCAGGCGGGCTCGGTTTCGATCTCGTACTTCCGCCCAACGCCGGGCGGACGGTTTGCCAACGTCGTGCAGGAATTGCTAGCGCCGTACCTGTCCAGTTCTGTCGGCTTGACCTCGCGCGGCTTTGCATCGGGCATGGACGCGGAAAGCTCGTTCGATACGTTCGACGCCTACGCTGTAGCAGGTCCGCTATGACCCTGAAACTTCCCGTTGATATTGGGCGCGCGGTGCTCGCGGGACTCGGCGGCTACATGTTGCCGGTGTCGCTGCTGCAAACTGTAGCCGGTGAGCGCACGCCAGATGCTTTGACCGCGGGTCGCAACACGACCACGACCGCTGTCACGTTCAAGGGCATGGTTGAGGAGTACTCGCGTTACAGCATCGAGAACTCGTTTGTGCAACGCGGGGACCGCAAGCTTTTGCTGTTAGCGGCGAGTGCGCCCGGCGTGGTGCCAAAGCCTGGCGACCGCGCGATTGCCGAGGGCGTGACCTATGTGGTCATTGACGTGAAGCGCGACCCGGCAGATGCGACGTGGGTGCTGCAAGTGCGTGGTGCATGAGCCTACCGGTTGCAATCGTGCGAGCCTTCGGGTTTCGCGCTTGGTTCGCGCGGATGCTATCGCGCCCAGTGCTGAATCCTGTTTGCGCAACCTGTAGAACGGACTTGCACATGTCCACGGACTTGCACATGCCCGAGTGGATGCCTGATAGAAGCGGGCGAGTCTGCCAAGGTCACGGCATCGACAGGATTGTGACAATTAAGTATGACCGTCCACGACCTGCGCCAACGCCGATACCAGGGCCGGGAATGCCTGTGAGTCGATAGCATGGACAGCTCGCGCAAAGTTGAGGAAATCGTCGACGCGGCGGCGGCGGCAATCGAGCACGACTATGCGCGCGCTATTGGCTGGTTGCGTCGCCGGCGGACCATCGAAGTGCTCACGCGCTTGATTGCCGAGCGCAAGTATGAGGCACTGCTCGACGCTGACGGGATCGAACGCGTGGCCGATGTGTTGTCACGCGTCAAAGGCAAAGCGCATCAAGCAGCGGGCAAGTCCGTTGCTGACTACATTGCAGGCCGGCTTGATCAGCCGGTGAACTACGACCGCGTGAATGCGTTGGCCGTTGCACGCACCGAGCAGAACAGGCTGGCCATGGTGCGCGCCATCACCGCCGAGCAAAGGCAGGTGGTGAGTCAAATTCTTATCGACGGTTCACGGCAAGGGCTCAATCCAAAGACGATGGCCCGCGATATCAAGGGCGCAATCGGGTTGACGCCACATCAACAGCAAATCGTGCGCAACTATCGCGCGTCGCTGGAAACCGGCAGCACCGATGCATTGAACCGCGAGTTGCGCGACCGCCGTTTTGATTCTGTGGTTGAGGACGCTATCGCCGAAGACAAAACGATTCCCAAGGCCAAAGTCGATCAGCTGGTCGCGGCTTATGAACGCAAGTTCATTGCACACCGCGCCGAAACGATCGCCCGCACCGAGGCGTTACGCAGCGCACATCTTGGCGCACAGGACAACTGGAACAGTGCGGTGCAACAAGGCACGATTGATCAAACGGAAGTACAGCGCACCTGGCGACACGGGCCGAAGCGCAAATACTCGCGTGACTCGCACGTCAAAATGAGCGGGCAGAAGCGCCGACTTGGTGAGCCGTTTATCGCCGACGATGGCACCGAGCTGATGTACCCATGCGACCCAAGCGCACCAGCCAAGCACACCATCCGTTGCACCTGCGCTGTGGTCACGCGGTTGCGCTGAAATAAAAAAGCAAAAGTCTGTACATTTTAAATCGCCTACCTGGGTTTACGTTTTTGGTGTGAACACTTTCAAGCGATACACCACCAACGTCATTAAGACCGACGCTGAGCATGGTGTCGTCTTTGGTTGGGCGATTGTTTCGACCATTGACGGCGAAAAATACTTTGACCTACAAGGTGACCACATCACCGAGTCGGCCATTGTCAAGGCGACGCTTGAATTCAGCGAAGCAGGCGCGGACGGAAAAGTTATGCACGTTGGCGATGTTGTCGCCGGAGTGCCGTTTCTCTTTCCACTTACCGCTGATATTGCCAAGGCGCTGGGCGTCACCTGCTCCAAGACCGGGCTGTTGATTGGTTTCAAGCCATCGAACGCCGCTGACCTTGAGAAATTTCGCGACGGCACCTACTCGGGTTTCTCGATTGGTGGCGCCCGCGGTGAAGACGAGGACGTGACCGATGTCTAAACCAAAACCAACCAAGCGCATCATGCACTCGTTCAATCTCGCCGAGATTTCGGCCGTCGACAAACCCGCGCAAGAGGGTGCAGTTGCCGTGCTGATTAAGCGTGCCGATGATGCAGCTGTTGACACTTCTGTTGCTCACGCTCACCCGTCGGCGATCATCGCCAAAGATGGCTACACGTTCACCGTAGGCATGACGACCGCAGAAGAAGGCCACCAACACATTGTGCAAATGGTCGACGGTGTTTCATCTGGCTACACCGATTGCGCGAAAATCGAAGGCGTCACAGTCGGCGAACTCGAACGTCACGCCAGCTACCACTCGCATCCATGGGTGAAGACCGGCGAACTCGTGACCATTGGCGAATCCGATGGCCACACTCATTTGCTTATGGCCGCGAGCGAAGTCGCCGCAGCCGCAACCACTACTACCGAGGAAGATATGACCACCAAAGCACAAGAACAAGAAGTCGTTAAGGCCGATGACGCGGTGGTCTATACCACGGCTGACGGCTGCCAAATTCGCAAGAGCCACGGCGACGTTGCACTTGCACAAGCCAAACGCAATGACGAGCTGGCCAAGCAAGTCGGCGACATGGTCAAGGCAGCGGAAATCACCAAGGCCGAAATCCGCAAGGCTGACTTGTGCAAGCGCGCTGTCGCGTTGTTCAAGAATTTGCCAGGCACCGAAGCGCAGCAAGGCGAAATGCTTGGCGCAATCGAAGCCATTACCGACGAAGAAACCCGCAAGGCTGCGCTCGCTATGGTGGTCGCAGGTAATCTCGCGATGGCCGGCGCGTACAAGCGCAGTGGCAGCAATGACCCGGTGACCGATGCGCCGAAAGAGGCATATCAAAAAGGTCTCGAAGCATTCGCAAAAGCTGAAGGCAAACTGCCTGGCCAAGTGATTGTCAAATTCAACCAAACCAAAGAGGGCGCTGAACTTTACAGCGCTACTCGCTAAGGCCACTGGCCACAACTCGACAACGGAGCAAAGACCATGGCAACTACCGGCTCATCTGCAATCATAGAATCTCTCAAATCCACCGCCGACCTGAGCGCAAAGGCTAACGAGTACAAGCTCGTTAAGCCAGGCGCAACGGATGGTACGTTCATCCTTTGCGCTGTGCTTGGTGAGAAGTCGATCGGTGTCCTATGTGACCGACCGCTCGCTAACCAGGCTGGCGCAATCATGATCGCCGGCAAGGGCAAAGTGCAACTCGGCGCAACCGTTGCGACCGGCGCCAACTTCATGACCGACGCAACCGGTCGCGCAATCCTCGCAACCTCGACCAACTTCATCTCGGGCACCATCCTCACCGGTGGCGCTGTTGGTGAAGTCGTCGAATGCATCTTCCAACCTCAAGGCAAGCTCTAATCAACCGCTTGGTTGATGCAAAGGAAATCATCATGCAAGTAAACATCAATGGCGACCTGTCCAAAGCGGTGAACGTCAACGACATTGCGCGTAACCCAATCCTCGACAACCCGTTAGTTGCTGGGTTTCAAGACCCTGGTAGCTTCGTGGCGTCGATCATCTTCCCAACGATCGCAAGCCCAGAGCAATCCGGCTTGTACTACGAGCTCGACATGGGCTCGGTGCAGCAAGACAAAGCTAAGTTGCGCGCGCCTGGCACGAAGGTCGAAATGGGCACGACCGACATGAGCAAGAAGTCGTTTCTGTGCGAACAGTACGGCTATGGCGAGTTGATTCCTCGCGAGATCATGAAGTCGAATCCGAACGCCGAAGTCATTCGCGCGGCATCGGTTGCCGAGCAAGTGCTGATTAGCAGCGAGCGGCGCTTCGGTTCCGCATACTGGAAAACCGGCGTTTGGTCGCTCGACCGAACCGGCAACGCAACCGCGTCGGGCACTCAGTTTGTTTTTTGGAGCCTGCCAGCATCGACTCCGATCGATGACGTGCTCGATCTGAAACTCAAAATCTTATTGCTTGGCGGTCGCGAGC